TAGTCTCGTGGGCTCGGAGATGTGTATAAGAGACAGCTATATATGTATACCGGGCAACGCTTGCCGACTGCAAGGAGAAGGCCCTCGGTGACTTCAAGAAGAAGTTGCAGCTTCGCGGCGTATATGACCCGGACGCCATGACGGGAGAGAAGATCCTCCCCGAATACAAGATCGGATCCAGCGTCATTCGCTTCCGCGGCCTCGACAAAATGGATGTCAAGGAGGGCCACGATTGCGACATTATCTACTTCAACGAGATGCTGGACGGCGTGTCGAAGGCCCAGTATGAGAATATCACGATGCGATGCACGACGATGGTCATCGGCGACTGGAACCCCAAGTATACCGAGCATTGGGTGTTCGACATGGAGGGACGGCCCGATACGATCTTCACCAAGACGACGTACAAGGATAACCCCTTCTGCCCGGCGGGAGTTCGGGCCACGATCGAATCTTACGAGCCTACCCCGGAGAACATCGCCGCAGGAACGGCCGACGAGTACCGATGGAAGGTATACGGCCTCGGCCAGCGGGCCGCCCAGGAGGGGCTGGTATTCCCAAATATCGACTGGATCAAAGAGTTCCCAGAAGATATCGAATACACGGCATACGGTATGGACTTCGGATTCACGGACGATCCGACGGCCATTGTGCACGTCGGCGCCCGTGGGCATGACCTCTATATCCACGAACGATTCTACGCTCCCGTGGATGATCCGGAAACGCTGTATAAAATCGTCGAGCCTATCGTCGGCCACCGGCACGTATTCGCCGATTCATCGGACAAGTACGCCCGCAACCCGCTCGGCATGGTTCAGTCGCTGCAGAGCCACGGGTTGAATGTCTACAAGGTCAAGAAACGCCCGGACAGCATCGTGGACGGCATCACCTACATGAAGAACTTCCGGATTCACTGCGTTCGCACTCGCAATATGCTCAATGAGGCGAACTCATACGTCTGGGAGACGATCAATGGAATCAAGACGGGGCGCCCCGTCGATAAGAACAACCACCTGTGGGATGCGGCTCGCTACGCCGTACTCGCGGTGTTCAAAAAGAATATCGCAGCATGAAGATATTGGGACGTGACATATCATTTGGTGGCAAAAAGGAGTTGAAGACGACCGATCGGTTTATCCCGGCGACTGCGACAACTAAAGACATCCTCCGGCTATTCGGTAGCCAGGCAAAGTATATCGACACATCCACGGTGCTGGGTCAGTCGCTGGCATTTGCCGGATGCTCTATTCTCACCTCCATTGTGACGAAGAAGGTTTCGGCCATCACGTCGGCCCGCTTCTGGGTTGTGGACGAAGAAGGAAACGACGTAAAACGTCCGGAGATCATGGATCGGATGAAACAGCCGAATCCGTATCAGACCCTATCCCAGTTCGTCGGCATGATCGAGTTCTTCTCGCAGATCTACGGCAAAGCCTATATCTGCAAGGTGCAGGCGCTGGGCATGGAGGACTTCGAGTTGTACGTCGTACCCAACGAGCTGGTCACGGAGAACCTCAAAACATCCATTATTCCCACGTTCGCGCCTCTTGCCGACGTGGATAGCTACACGCTGACGCTGAACGGCGTGAACTACACCGTAACCCCGGAGAATATGTTCGTCGTAAACGACGTGACCTATTCGCTTAACCGTATGGGCGGCGCCGTGTCCCGACTTGAATCTTTGGAGAAGCCGGTCAATACCTTCATCGCATCCTACGAGGCAGTCAATGAGCTGCTGTGGAACCGCGGTATGCTGGGCATCATCTCCATGAAGATGAGCAATCCGGACCTCGATACGCAGATGCCCGCCACCAAGAGCGAAAAGGCAGACCTTCGGGAGCAGCTCAATGAATACGGCGTCCTCCGTGGGCAGATGAAGTACGCCATCACCGGATACGATGTGGCTTGCGTTCCGGTGTCGTCTTCCATTGCTGACCTCGGTATTTCGGATATTCAGCGCAACTGCAAGCGGGATATGGCCTACACCTATCAGGTGCCGAGCATCCTGCTCGACGTGGAAGGCAGCACCTACGCCAATATGTCGGAAGCCAAACTCGACTTCTACAACAACGATATTATCCCCGCATCCAAGAACATCATGGAGGTGATGAATGGCATCTACGAGAACGAGCAGTTCACCGTGCAGGCATTCTACGACCACCTCGACCTGTTCCAGGACGCCAAGAAGAAAGAGGCGGAAGGATTCGAACGCCTGCTTTCGTCGCTAAATATCGCCATCCAGTCGGGGCTTATGACGCTCGACGAGGCGAGGGATAGAATGAACAATTACACCGCATAGCTATGGATATTTCGCAGAAAATACAGGAACGCAGGCAGTCGATGACCGGAATCGGACGCAAGGAATTCGCGGTTTCGAAGGCCGACATCATGGATGACGAGAAGCACGTCATCCGGGTGAAGTTCGCGTCGTTCGGGAACAAGGATTCCGCGGGCGACATTCTGATCAAAGGGTGCTTCGCCAAGTCCATCAACGATCGGGGACCCGAATCGTCTACCAACCGGAAGATCGCCTTTCTGTGGCAGCACGATATGTCCGACCCGATCGGAAAGGTGCTCTCCATCGAGGAATTGGAGGATGGAGCCTACGCTACGGTACAGCTCTCCAATTTCGACGCCGTGCCCAATGCCAAGCGGGCATGGTATCAGCTCAACGACGGGGACATCAACCAGTTCTCCTTCGGCTACCAGTACGTCTGGGACAAGATGGAGTACGACGAGAACCTGGACGCCTACATCGTCAAGGAAGTCATCCTGCATGAGATTTCGGTTGTCACGCTCGGGTGCAACGAGAAGACCGAGTACATGGGAGCCATGAAGGCCCTCTTCGACGTATACGACGGCGCCGATGAAAAAGGCAAAGAGCAAATCAAGAAACAGATACTCGAAAGGTTGAAAGCAGCCGAGCCGGTCCAAGAACCACTCACTCACCCCTCAATCATGGAGAGAATCGGGCAAATGTCAAACAATTAAACACACAAACTATGGAGATCAAAGTGAAAGATCTGGAGTTGCCCGCAGGGGTGAATCTGACGGACAACGAGAAGAAGGGCCTCGAAATGATTTGGGGTCAGATCAAGTCGGCCATCGAGGATATGGCCATGAACATGAAGAGCGGCGAGGAGATCACCGCAAACGTCAAATCGGAGCTGGAGAAGGTCGGCATCACCGGCGAGAAGCTGGAGAAGTTGGAGAAGGCCATCAAGGCGCAGGGCGAGGCACTCACGATGATGAAGGGCGCAGGTTCGGCACACACTGAAACGCTGGATGCGCAGATCAAGTCCTTTGTCGAGGACAAAGCCAACATCGACGCCGCGATGAAGAAGCAGTCGGTAAGCCGGGACATCGTGCTGAAGGACGCCGCGCTGATGACCACGACCAATGCCAAACCGGCCATCGAGGCCTGGAACGTGGAGGTGGATCGAACGATCCACGCTACGCCGGAAGAGGCCAACGCCATCTATCCGCGCCTGGCCAAGGGCAGCACTTCGTCGCCGATCATCAAATGGGTGGACCGCGTGGACAAGGAAGGAGGCGCCGCATTCATCGAGGAGGGTGCTATGAAACCCCTCGAGGACTGGAACTACGAGACCGAAACCTCGGAGGCCAAGAAGATCGCCGTATCGTGCAAGGTATCTACGGAGATGCTGTCGGATGCTCCCTTCATGCGGGCCGAGATCAACCGCCTGCTCCGTGAGGACCTGATGAAGGTTGTCGATGAGAAGTTGCTGACCGGCACGGGATCGAGCGGTGAGATCAAGGGTATCACGGTGGGTGCCGCCGGTTACACCTCCTCTGATCTTGACGACAAGATCACAACTCCGAACTACGCCGACGCCATCCGTGCCGCCATCCTCCAGCTCCGGATGCTCAACTACACGCCGAACATCCTGTTCGTGAATCCGGTGGACAAGGCCATGATCGACCTCACGAAGGACACGACGGGCCGATACATCTCGGCCGAGCTGATGGCCATCATGCGCGGCCTTACGATCATCGAGACCACGCGCATCGAGAAGGGCAAGTTCCTGCTGATGGATTCGTCCAAGTGGACTGTTCGCCCCTACGAAGCCCTGCGCCTGGAGTACGGATGGGAGAACGACGACTTCCGCAAGAACCTCGTCACGGTGATCGCTGAGATGCGCCTGCACTCGTACCACAGCGACGTGGACAACGGCTCGATCGTCTACGCCGAGTTCGCAACGGTTATGGCCGCCCTGGAGAAACCTGCAGCCTAACCTCCCAAAACAGAAGTAAAACTACAAAACATACAAGACTATGGACAAGAAGAAGGTAATTTTGAGCGAACGGGTGAAGGTTGTCGGCACCGGCAAGAGTACGCATATGCCGAAGGGCAATGAGTATGAGGTCCACCCTCTTCATGCCGAGAAACTGATCAAGTCGGGCAAGGCGGCATACGCCTCCGAATCGGCAAAGGGGATCAAATAGTCATAGATCATCAACCGGAGGGGCGTCGCAACCGGCGCCCCTCTTTTTAAAACCAAAGCCATGATTATCGACGAGAGATACTTCACAAATCCGGAGACATTTGTCGCTGGAATAGATGTAATGAGCAGTGGACAGCCTACGGTGAATGCTCAAAAGATCATGACCGAGATAAAGGCCTATATCCGCAAATTCGAGCCTCGCTTCCTTCGAGCTTTGCTGGGTAATGATGTAGCCAATAACATCGACCAATACCCTACTTTGAAGAAGCGCCTTGCCAATCCCAAGGAGGGCACGTCGGTAATTGCGAAGTATGTCTACTTCATGTATTCCCGGGATAAGGTTACGTTCAACACGATCGCCGGGGAGAAGGTGAAGAACACCGAGAACAGCACACGGGTATCTGCAGCCCAGCGCCTCGCCCGAGTGTGGAACGATATGAGCGACGAGTGCTGGGATATTATCAACACCACGGAGGACGTAGAGCTCGCTCCGAATATGGGCGACGACATTTTCTGCCGTGTTAATGTGTTCAACTTATGAGAATCCACCCCAAAGATACCGTCAAGGACGTAGTTCTGCGCGACAATGCGCTTTTCCGCCTCGCTGTAAATGATATTGTCGAGGCTCTCAAAGATGTCCCATCCGTGGACTATGTACGCATGAAAAGGCCATTTTGGTTCGACAAGAAAATCAAGGTCCGCGGTGTTGAAGGGCTGACCATGGGAGAACTGAACGCCATAGAGGTCCGCAATCCTTCGTACCAATCATTCTGTATCGTCCTGGGTGTTATGCTTGGGCTTGTGACATTCAAAAGACGCCTTCCTGATGGGAGCCCCGACTGGAGCGAAGGTTTTTCGGTAGATGAAAAGCAGATCGGCCGTCTCCGATTCATCCGAGCACAGAAGTACTTCATGGACGTACAGCTGGGCCTCGAGCAGATAAGCAAGGCATGGAAAAGGCTTGAAATGCCGCTTTCGGCCAACGAACACAAGGCACAGATCAAACGTCCGAACCGGGGGCTTGTCTCTGTGGTTCGTAAGTATTGCCAGCTCATGAATGGGGCCGTAAACAAGCCTGCCGCATGGAATACCAAATGGGCAGACGTTTATGAAGCTTTTGAATCATGCAAAAACGACAACTTGGAGCAAAGAAAGCTGCATGAGTTGTCTATGCCCAAAATTAGACGCAGATGAAGGACATAAACGACATACTCAAGGAGTGTGCCGAGGCCGAGGGCCTCTGCACGTATATGTACGCCCGTAAAGGAGAGGCCAATTGTCTTATGGACAATGTTACGCAATATCCCGTACTTCTGCGTCAGTTTGATGAGACCATCGGCGAGACAAGAATAACCGGCGAAAGGACAAGAACCGGGCGCCTGTACTTCATGGATGCCCTTGGAATTCCGGAGCCAAGCACGCAGGAGGACGTGTTGCCGGTAGTAAGACGTATGGAAGATGCTGCGTTTTCCTTTTTCAATCGGCTGCGAAGCATGGGCGTGAAAGTAGATCGCGTTACGGACATGACTCCTTATTACGCGATATTTGACAGCCTGGCTGCCGGCGTATATGCCACGGTCACCATGACATACAACATTTGCTGATATGAATGACATCCGGCGTATAGAAGATTTCTTCAGTCCCGAAGATATCATAGCCATCTGTGAAGACGAATTTCGCCCTTTGGCAGACCAGATCGCCTTCAACATGATGACCAAGACCCGAAACGGCGGCGCCGATGTCAATTCATTGGGTCTTCCCGAGGAGACCACCGGGGAAACGGCCAGGAGCCTGAATACAATATCCGAAGAGGGAAACGGTGCACTTACCGTGTCATTTGTGGGGCGTGAAGGTATCGCAGGCATAGATGAAGGACAGTCTCCGCAGGATGTGCAGCAGCAATATGGCAGCTTTCAATCTTTTTTGCAGAACATCGAACGATGGGCCCGTGCCAAAGAGACAAGATGGCTTCTCGAGCCGGGATCTATTGATGCCTGGAGAGTGGCTTCAAATGTATGGGATCACGGCACCGTGCTATACCAGGAAGGGGGAGGAACGGAGATCATGAAGGATCTGCTCCCGGAAGCCGTGCAGCGAGTAGATTTCAGAATCACGGATATGCTCGACAATTCGATATACAATATTTTGAGTAAGAAAATAGAGACACTATGACAACGTCGTCAAACGAAACATTTACCTATACCGGGCCGAATACCTTTTTTGAGACCCGAGGTCGGTTCGCATACTTCAAGGTGGAGGTTAAATCACTCAAAAGCAATGAAGATGTGACCTTGTCGATGTATAATCTTTCTCGACCGGACATCTCCGTTGATATGACGCGGAAAACAGACGCCAAAGGTGTCGTGGTGTTCCCTATAGGCGCGGTATGTGAATCGATGATCTCCGGAGTAGATGGAGATGCGGTTGCTGGTAATATCACGGTAGGCGAAACATCCGTGCCATTCTCGAATATATATCCTATTGTGGGGTATGCCAACAGAGAGATCAAGATGTACGACAAAAGCTTGTATCCAGGCATGCCGGTAGTCGTGGTATATCCTAATGCAGGCCTGGAGCAGTCTCTATTCTACCCTACAAATAGTGAAATATATGTAGTGACGCAATCAGGAGAGAGCATCGGTTCCAGCAATAGAGGTCCTATTGTGACCTTTGATCCTGGAATTATTTCGGGGAGCGACCTCGGGAAACCTATTGGAATAGGTGTAAATCCCGACAGCCAGGATTTCGCAATCAAAACCATTTATGATTACTGCGCATCCGGAGTATTTCTTAAATGGAAGGATGCCGCGGGCGTTCCATATATGTACAGATGGACGCAGGAGATAGAAACAGACGAAATGTCTGTAAACTCTACCTATCGGCAACTCGATGAAACACTTACACCCTTTGATGTCCATAGCAAGACAATAGGTAAAAGATATACCCTTCACAGCCGCATTGTCGAGAAGGACATATACAATATGTGCCGTACAATCATTGGATGCCAGGAACTTTTCATGTACGATCCGGATGTCAAAGACTGGGTCAGATGCTCTATTGAAGACTCGGAGATAGAAGATTCCGGTGTGCCGATGCAGGATGTTGAGATTGAGGTAGTAAAATATGAGTACTTATGACAACATACGAACTATATATTAACGATACGCTGTGTGATCTCAACACGGATGAGGCTATCACGTTGCTGTATCAAAGCCCGATATTTTCAGACCTTGACAGCATCCAGTCAAACCGATCGTACAACATATCACTGCCGCTGTCTCCTACCAATATCCGTGCCGTGGAGCAATCGCAGCGGACAGACGTTAATTCAGAGGCACCGTATGTAAAACTTCCGGCGCGCCTCTATCAGAACGGAGTGCCCTTATTCACTAAAGGATTTGCCGTTGTAACCGATATATCCGATGCTATCAACGTCACTCTTACTTGGGGGAACGTCGATAACTTCCAGCCTCTTTTTGATAATAACCTGCAGGATCTCGGCCCGCAACTCGAGGACCTGGGCGCCGGGCATATCGACTGGAACGAAGACAGCACGATATTGGACGGGAATACTCAAAACGAGTACCCCGGCGTGGCATATTGGGGCGTGAACTTTGGTATGGGGCTGAAAGACCCCAAATACATACATCCCAGCGTTCAGGCTATGACTATTTTGGAGGCCATAGAGAAGCAGCACGGAATCACCATTGACGGTAAGGAACGACTTGCTTACAGCCCCAATTTAGGGCCTATTGTGCCGCTGGTAAGTGATAACGGGGACTATATTAGCAATGAAAAAGAAGCACTTATTGCTACTTTATTTGATGGGACCATATTAGTGATTAGAGCAAAAGAAGACCCAAGAAATATTCTTACATCCGGATTAGACTCTGTACCACATATTTCAACATCAGGTACAAATAAATTTGTAATTCAAATATCAGGAGATGAGAATTTTACACAAGGAATTTACATATATTTATCAGATACGGGGACAGAGGATCCTCCCGAAAGTCTATATTTAGGGGCTTTAGACCAAGACGGGAATGTAATATTCAAAAAAGAATCAACTAAATCAGGATATAGAGGTTATGTTTTCCCGTTAATTTACGCAGGTATAGACGTAGAGAATATAGAAAGTATATATATAAATCTTATAACAGAAAATAATGAGATATATTATCCGAGAGCTGTAACTCCTACTAATTGTATATTAAAGGCATACGGAGACTGGGATGATGTAGTTTTCCCTACCACTTATCCCGTTGCTCCCAATCTACCCGATATGTCACAGGGCGATTTTGTCATGGGCCTCATGTCCATGAATGGACTTTTTGCATATCCGGACGCCAAGTCCCCCGATACAATACGGTTTATCAGTATCGACGACATTGCTGATAAGGCAAAGAACTATGAAGTCGTTGATTGGAGCCGCAAAGTGGTTCTCAACGATATGAACCGAGTAGATATGCCCGACACATCGGAGTTTACAATCGGAGAGCTGGCTCAACGAAATACCCTCGACTATGAGAATGACGACGATGTTACATCAGACACCTCCGGAGTTATAGAGATCCGCAATGCGAATATAGACAAGGAGACAGAGTTGGTAACTCTGCCTTTCTCGGCGTCTGAAAACGAATCTACGGACGGAGTAACATGCGCGATGGTCCCGATATACGAGAAGCAGGAAAACGGAGACGTAGATTATTCCGAATGCTCGGCGCGTATTTTGTCGGGGCGTGGCGCTGTAATAGATGGATTTGTCAAGTGCATCGGGTCTTTTGATTCATGGATGAAGTTTGGCGGGGATCAGGGCATTGTAGCCAAGAGATACGCATCCTATAAGGATATTGTGGACCGCGTGCGTGTTATATCTGTCAGGGCCAAATTGTCTCCGCTTGATCTTTACAACCTCGACTATGCCAAACCGGTATTCATAGATCAGTTCGGAGCGTTGTTTGCCATATACTCCGTCGAGACGGGAGAGGACGGTATATGTGACTGCCAACTCATAAAAATCAACGTTGTAGCCAAGATATACGACGTTATCATATACTATTCTTTGGCTGGATCAATGCTTCAGGACGTTCAATTTACGGCATCAGATTATACCGCCACTATATCCTGCCAGTTTACTAATGGCGTGGCCAGAATATCACAGAAAGACATCATGTCGGCATTTGGCCTTGATGGAGATAACCTTTATCCTTTATTGGATGGATATACTCTGACTACCGCTATTGGCCGTGTTTTGTATGAAAAGCAGATTGTCGAGGGCGACATATATATGTCGGAAGCTCCCAAGGAATATTACCTCAAAATTCAAGGTGTAGCCGCAGATATAGACTACTCGTCTATTGAAGCTGCGGGCGGAAGCTACTCCGTTCGTATAGACACGGACGGCACGCCCTATATTATTTCGCAAGACGAAAGACTCCAGGCTTCCATATCAGGAAGCGGACCAATTTATTCCATGACGGTAGTAATACCCCAAAATACCAGTATATACCAGGTTTCGTATGAGCCTATTGTGATAGGTATTCGGGAAAGTGTATTGCTTACCCGTCAGATAACATACACACAGCAAGCTGCAGAGCAGATAGATTACTATCTCACCATTAATGGATCGGATGATGATTATACAGTTTCTGTAAATGCTTCCGCTAACAAATTGTCTGTCCCGATTCAAACCAATGGAACGGTGGAGGTGCTGACCAATGGCGCCTCCTTCCTGACGCCCTCTGTGTCGGAGAACAATACGTCCATCTCCATCGCCGTAGCCTCGAACGCCGGGGAGGCCCGAAACGGGACCTTGACCGTCCGACTGGTCGAAGATCCGAGCATCGTTCGGTATATCACCGTGAAGCAGGAGGGCGCATCGGATTCGTATTACCTGAAGGTGCGAGGCACCATTTATGGTACAGGTATAACTGTTCCATCTAAGGGAGGTGAATATGACTATCCGGTTGAAACCAATGGTACACCATACGTAGTATCAAAGGATGACCGCATAGAAGCGTCTATATCCGAGAACGTGCCTCCTATGTATCGTATTTTTATAACTGTACCGGAAAATACAAGCACATCTGATATTGAATACGAGGATGTAGTAGTCGGCATCCACGAGGATGACACACTGCGCCGGAGATTGTCAATTGAACAGAAAGCAGCTTCCGAGGAGACGACCTATTATCTTAAGCTGCAAGGAGCGGAGTCCAATGTGGATTATCCATATGTCCCGGCATCCGGAGATACATATAATTGTCCAATAGAAACGAACGGAACACCATACATTGTACTTAAGGACAAGCGAATCGAAGCTAAATTTACTTATGAAGGATCTGCAATAACAGGCATAGAGTTTACTGTACCTGAAAATACAGAAACTTCAAAGGTGGTATATGTTGGTATTACCATAGGTATAAATGAGGACGATAGCGTTCGACGCACTATATCTATTGAGCAACTCGCGGCCGAGATACAATACTATCTAAAACTTGAAGGATTAGAAGCGGATGTTGATTATACCGACGTGCCGGCCGAAGGCGCCGAGTACCATCCCTCGATCGAAACCAATGGCACGCCCCGTATCGTATCCAAGGACAACAGGCTGGAGGCTGCTTTACGCCAAGAAGCATCCGACGTTTCCGGAATAGACATTGTAGTCCCCAAAAACGATATGGCTGATCCTGTGACCTATGAGAATATCGTCATTGACCTTGAGGAGGATAATGCCGTGCGTCGCGCAATATCCGTCAGCCAGCTCGCGGCGCCGTATTACCTGCGGTTGAACGGGAGCGAGGATCGATACGAGACAACCGTAAGTTCTGCTGCGCAGTCGTTCACGCTTTCGGTCGAGACCAATGGCACGCCCAAGGTTATGCCTCTGCCGCTCGAATACATCCGGATCGAACTTTCGGCGGACGGCAGGTCCGTGACCTTTACGCTGGATGAGAATACCGCGTCCGAGGACCGCATCATTCAGGCGCTGATCACCCTTGAGGAGGACTCCTCCGTGCAGCGATATGTGACGATTACGCAGCAGAAGGCCGACCCTCACGTCGAGATCACCTTCTCGAACCTTACCAGCCTGAAGCTGTACTTCAAGAACCCGGATATCACCAGCGCATACGGAACGGTCGATGCCGGCTCGGATGTCCGGATCGTTCCCGAGGGAGATATCGGGTTCTATCAGATGACCACACCGGCACTTATTCTGAAAATAGTGTCTACGGTATCAGAAGTAGAGTGCGGACACTGGGAATCGGAGGAGCCGCGGAGGTATGTCTTCGAGTACGACCGGTTCAAGAGGGAGGTGTACGACAAGACCGGGGAGACCGAGGTTATTATCAAAAGCGGATTATAAGAAAGCACACCCGCGTGTAGTGAAGCACGCAAAAAAAATAGACGAAAGACATGGCACAAAACACGATCGATAAGATCATTAACATTCAATTCAAGTATGTAGATCTTGTAAACGGATGGGCAGAGGCGTCAAAAGCCATTGATAACGCCAACGCCAAGCTTAAAGAGTTCAAAAAGGAGGGAGATGCCGAGGGGATAGCCAAGCAAACGCAGCTTATTAAGGCGTTGCGCGGCGAGATGAACCAATATACGCGCGAGATTCAAGCCAATGTACGCGAGGAGGTCAAGGCTGAAGGATCAATCAACCAGCTCAACGCGAAAATCACCAAACTCACGGCGCAATACAACGCCCTATCCGGCGATGTGCGTAAATCCAGCGTCGGCGAGGCACTGGCGAAAGAGATTGCCGAGGTGCAGACCGAGGTCAACAAGGCCAACGAAGCCGTGCTGAACTTCCGGAACAACGTCGGCAACTACGCGAGTGCCGCAAAGGGATTCTCGGGATTGACTTTTTCCATTCAGCAGGTTGCCCGAGAGCTCCCGTCGCTCACCAATTCTTTGAGTCAGTTTTTTCTGGCCATCTCGAACAACCTGCCTATTCTCGGCGACGACTTGACCCGGGCAAAGGAGGCAAACAAGGCCCTCAAAGCCGAGGGGAAGGCTACGATTCCGGTGTTCAAGCAGGTTGTTTCGGCCATCTTTTCGTGGCAGACGGCGCTGGTTGTGGGTATCACTCTGCTCACAGCGTTTGGTAAGGAGATTGCCAACTGGGTAAAAGGCCTTTTCAGCGCCAAAGAGGCGTCTATCACGATGGAGGAGGCCGCAAGAAACGTCAACAAAGCGCTGGAGGAGGGCGGATATGGCATCGGCGAGCAGATTGCCAAGGTCAAGAGCCTACAGACGGCATGGAACAACCTCGGCGACGACCTTGACGCCCGGAAAAAGTTCATAACCGATAACAAGGACGCCTTTGACGAACTTGGGGTGAAGGTTACGGATGTGAATGATGCCGAAAACCTTCTTGTGCGCAATACAGACGCCTTTATTGAGGCGCTAAAGGCTCGCGCACAAGCTGCGGCCGGGCAGAAACTTGCCGCAGAGGCTTATGAAAAGGCTCTTATTGAGGAGCAAAAGTTGAAAGATAAACTTAATGAGTTGGATAGCGGTAGAACTCGAGAGGCATATACAGCAGAAGGTTACGAAGCTCTTAAAAACAGTATAAAGAGCGCTTCTAAAGAAATAACGGATTCATTGAAGCAGCAAGCACAATCCTACATAGATTTATCTATAGAGAGAGAATTGGCTGCAAAAAAGATACTTGATGAATCTAACATAGAAGAACAATATTCGGATAAGCAATCCGAATCTATCCGGCAGATTATGAGTTTGGAGGAGCTGCAATACCGAATGCGGGAGAAAAATCTATCTCAATACACATCTGCCCTATCAAAACAGCAGCAGGACTGGGGGAAAATTGCCTCAAAAATAGAATCTGAACTGCAGAAAGAGCTGGCAAAAACAGACAAAGAGATTGGCAAGGAATTCGAAAAACAAATTGCAGATCAACAGCATATATATAATAACAGGATAGAAAAAGCACGCTTAAATAATGGAGATTTAGGCGCTGCAAAGGAAATGTTAGCAATATACCAGGAGCAGTTGGATCAATTGGATAGAATGGACGCTGTATATTCTGAATCTGGTAAAACGGACCTTGACATTCAGACAATGCGTATAGAAGCCAGACAGAAAGTTCAGCAGGCAGAGACAGACATTGCAAATATTCAATTTCAGAATACTCAAAGACAACTTAATATTGCTGGTCAAACTGCTGGAGCATTATCTTCTATGTTCGAGGCTCTTGGAGGAGAGAGCGAGAAATACGCCGCTTTTGCGAAGTCGATGGCTGTCATGCAGGTGATTCTGACGCAGGCAATAGCCATCGCCAAGGCCGTGCAGGGCGGCGCGGAATACCCATTCCCGTTTAATATTATAGCAGTCGCAGGTAGTGTTGCGGCAATAACCGCGGCTATTGCTTCATCTGTAAACACTGTTAAATCTACAGAGGTACCCAAATACGCGGCTGGAGGACTTGTAAGCGGGCCTGGAACCGGCACGTCGGACAGCATTCCGGCACGTTTGTCCAACGGCGAGGCAGTTATGACTGCCGCTGCTGTGAATGAGTGGGGATCTATGCTCTCGGCCATGAACATATCGAGCGGAGGCAATGCCATTAACGTATCCAATCTGCCCCAGCGTGGCGACGGAATGCGCGGGATGGAGCGCATGATGGAGAGGGTTATGATGAATATGCCGACACCCGTTGTTTCGGTGGTAGACATCAACAAGGGCCAGCGCAGGGTCAAAGTGCAGGATAATATCAGCAAATTGGGCAGAAAAAAGTAGCACAAGGCATTGAAATTAAAATGCCCGGGAACATATTTGTTCCGAAGAATGAGCTTATGACGGAATAAGCAACGCAATTATGAACGAAGAAACGAAACATAAAAGCAGAATGCAAAGGTCTGCCATAGGCTCGATTAGACGTCTAACAACTAATAATTAAGCAAATGGCAGAATTGAATGCTTGCAGTTCGTCGCTGGCTCGCGACATCATGAATGACTGCAACGAACCCCACGCAAAGGGCGTGGAGAAGACTTTCTACTTCATTTCTCGCGATGCGATCGACTGGGGGTCGTCGGTACGCGAGGGACACATCATCTCCGACATCGTGGCGCTTCCGACCAAACGCGGTTACAAGGTGAAGAACCCGTCGAACGAGGCTCCGGCAATCACCATCACGGACACGAATCCCGCATACGACACGGCGTGGGACAAGGTGCTCCCCGTGGTCCTTCTGGCCGACAGCCCGGAGAATGCCGAGGCGATCATGGGCCTCAAGCAGGACAAGTATGTCTGCATCTACGAAAACATGGAGAAAGGTGCAGATGGCAAGCAGGCCTTCGGCGTTATCGGCTGGGAGCAGGGCGCCACTGGCGTGGACCTGAACATGGACAAGAGCGGGGATACCGGCGGCTGGACGGGCAATATCACCGAAACGGCGGCTCCGACGTCGAACATCTTCTTCTGGAAGACGGACTACGAGACATCGAAGGCGGCGTTGGAAACGCTGTGCTCGGCGCAGGAGTAGTCCATGCAATCGGCAAAATGGTATAGGGATCGGGCGTACTCGCCCGCCCTATCCGTGGCCGATAAAGCCACAATCAGGCAGGATTGGGAGGAGATCAAGGGTGTTGCATTCTCTGCGTCGTTCAACGCCAACTGCCCCAACTGCTATCATGACGCGGTAATATTAATACTTCGAATGATGGAAAAGAAAGATAACGGCGGCTACGTCCTCAAGCGTGGCAAGGCCTTCAAATACAAAGGCAAGGTTTACACCAGTCAGAACATCACCCCCGAGGCGGCCGAATGGTGGATCAAGCAGGACTTGAAGCACCGCGACGACTTCCTGGAGCTGGGCAAAGACTATGACAGCTATGGTCGTGCAGGCAAATACGAAGAGTAGCGGGACCGCGGAAGTTCGCCACGTGAACTATCAAAGCGACTTCCGCGTTGTCTTTTCGTTTCCCGAAAACAAGCTGCCCGAATACCCGTGGCAGCTGGAGCTGTCCACGCCCAATACGGCGGCATATAACGCCTTTATGGCATGGTTTGACGGGACGGAGTACCACAACTGCCTGCCTTTGGAGGACGGCACGCTGCTGGTCACCGTGGACAACCACAATCTCGCCCCCGGGCTTCTGTCGTACAAGCTGACGATCGACGCCCCGGACAGTGAGTTTCCCGACGGAGAGATGAATGTCACGACGCCGGGTGATCTCGGCATCGAATTGTGGTATGGCCCGTCGGAGGAGTTGAGCAACGAGGAGCTGAATGTCATCGTAGTGACGCTGAAAGGCGAAAAGGGCGACACGGGCGACCCTGGCGCGGACGCTGCAATCACGGGCGCCACGGCTTCGGTAGGGTCGGGCGTAGGCAATCCGACGGTCAACGTCACGGCGGGCGGCACACCGCAGGCCCGCACGTTCGACTTCGCGTTCGACGGCCTTACCCCGTCCATCACGGCGGATGCGGAGGGCGTGATCTACTCCAACGGCACGCGGGTTACGGATGTCATCAAGACGGCGGTAGGGCTGGCCACGACGGCTACTGGAAACGCCAACAATGCGGCCTCCAAAGCCAACGAGGTTGCAACCAACCCTCCCAAGATCGTGGATGTGGACGGCATGGCCTATTGGGCTTTCTATGACATCGAAACGCAGCAGTACGTCACCTCGGAATTCCGGGCTGACGACGGTACCATCGTGCAGCAGGTGAAAGGTCCGGACGTAACGCTCGATGTCAAGGGCGGGACGATGTACGTCTGCGGCGAGCTGACCTCGCTGAAGATTGCGAGCGTCGAGAACTCGACGAAGCCGTCGATCATCCGCTTCACGTCGGGAGCTACGGCTACGCAGTTCTCCTTCCCGGAGAATTTCAACATCACGGGCTGGACGAAACCCGAGGAAAACAAGAGTTACACCATCTGCATCCTGTTCGGTGCAGGCAACATGACCTACGATGAATAGCCTGCTGTACTACTACAACAACGTGCAGAAGATGGCCGCCTACCGGCAGGCCAAGCGGATGCAGCGCGGGGCTCTCACGGCGCAGGGCGGATTCTCGACAACGGATCCGGCCTTGAAGCAATCGCCTTTTACGATTCAATGTGTGATACGGCCTACGAAAGTTATATCCACTTTACAAGTAGCGTTTAATACAAAAGGTGATAGCACAAATCCCAGAGTGGATTTGGATAAGTCTGGAAATATTGTAATATATGGATGTAGGTCTATATTATATAATAAACCAGCTAATCTGAATAGCATCTATGATATTGTATTTGTGGCCACGGATTCGCAGCTGTCATTATTTGTGGATGGAACTCTTATTACGAGTGCACCTTATGCAAATACTATATCTTTTTATAATATAGGCTTTTATTTCGCTAATAACAGTCTATATTTCCAAGGAGACTACCTCCTGCACCGCCACTTCAACTACGCCATGAGCGCTGACGAGGTGAAGGCCCTTGACAACAACGGCGACCCAATGGGGTACGTCGTGCCGAAGGAGAGTAGGTATTTTGAAAAACGCTATCAAAGTGATTTTGCGGATGGAACTGATGGATGGGGAAGTGCCAATGGTTCTCATAATCTATCTGTTGTGTCAAATGGTGGCATTTTGGAGTTGTCGGGGAATTATGATGCTTATCAAATTATGAGTACCGTCGGCGATGCTCCAAAGTATGCTTCAAAGTATAAAGTTCGTATTGAACTTGAAGAGCGTATATCACTTTCTTCATTCTTATTCTACCCGTTTTCAACAACGACATTCGTAGTAGGATCTTTTTCAGAACCTACCGATGTTTTAGAAGGTGTTACGAATAAACCGAGTGACATACTTTCCAGAAATTGCTATCTATACATTTATGGATTGAAACCTAATGATCTTGTCCGGATTAAATCTATTTCGGTAGAGCCCATCGGCCTCATCGCTGAGTACCTGCCGCAGAATCTGATGTATAGTAAGGACGACAAGGCGATCGCAACCTCCTGGCTCGACAGCGCGAAGCAAATGCCTTTGTCGGACGAGTACATGGAGCCGCTGTTCCAGTCGATAGGCGGCTACGACATGGCGGCAAACGGCGCGCCGGAGATCCTCTACAACGAATAACAAACAGCAATAGCTATGCAATACGCAAAACTTGAAAACGGATATTTGATCCCGGCTCCTGGCGAGGTACGGCAAGGCGGGATGGTCATCATGAACCCCGGGCCCGATATCCTCGGTTCGATGGGGTACAAGCCCGTGGAATACACGGATCGCCCGGAGATCACGACGCCGGGCAATGAACTACGGGAAGTTTACGCCGACAGCGGCGACCGCATCACGGTGACGTGGGAGGAGTACACTCCGGAGCCGGCGCCGTATGTCCCCGAGCCGATCCCCGACACGACGATCAGGCAGGTGGCCATGTTCGCCACTATGGCGGTGAATACGATGTCATTATCCGACGAACAGTCGCTGGAGATCAAGGACCTCTATCCCGAATGGGCTTCGTTCATCGGCAAGTCGCTCGACGCCGGATTCAAGGTGCTCTACGAAGGCAGGCTCTACAAGGTCCGCCAGCAGATTGCCACTGTGCTGGAGAATCAAGCTCCGTCGGAACTTACCGCCGCACTCTACGAGGAGATCAACGAGACGGCAGCCGGAACGCAGGAAGACCCGATTCCGTACAACGGGAACATGGAGCTTTTCGAGGGAAAATACTACTCGCAGAATGGCGTGACCTACAAGTGCACTCGCTCCACGGGGCAGGCGGTGTACCATGATTTGAGTGCGCTTGTTGGTATCTACGTTGAGAAGGCATGAAGAACATCATTACAAAGATCGTCGGCTGGCTGAATAAGATCGGGGCCGACAAGTACAAGCACTTCGCCGTCGGGGCTGTCATAGCCGCAGCCGTTATCATAGCATTGGCTCTTTTCGTACCCAAGTGGGCGGCCTTTGCCGCATCGGTTATAAGCGTAGCCGTGGCGGCAATAGGTAAGGAACACATCGACGCCGAGGCCGACGACATGGACATCGTGGCAACGTGCCTCGGCGGAATCATCGTGTGCGTAACGTATTTAATCGGATAGTTGAATGGATTGGAGCGGAATTGTGACGGCATTTATTGCGGCAGCATCATCGAGCGGAGTTTTCATGTCGCTGATTTACTACCGAGAAAACAAGAAAGCCAAGCAGATTGAGAACGAAAAGTCTATCGTGAACGAATGGCAAGGTATAGCACAAGAGCGTAAGAACCGGTGCGACGAGTTGAAGGATTCCTTGGATCACAAAGATAAGAAGATCGACGAACTCTATAAGGAGAACGCCGAACTTCGGAAGCGAAATGACAAGTTGTCGTCGGCAAACACCGCTCTATCTATTCTCAAGTGCAAGATAGTAGGTTGCGACAAGCGCAAACCTCCTATTGATACTGAAACAATGTGTAATTGTGAAACACCAATAAAATAACAATTATGACCAAGACAACCAAAATCATTCTGATCGTTGCTGCCGTGCTGGTGGCTCTCGTCGTGCTGTTCAACTTCCTGCCCGGAGGAGTGCGCATCGCCTCGACTATCTCCTTTGCCGCGGGTATCGTGGGCGGCATCGTGGCCAAGACGTGGTATGATCGAAAAACCAAAAAGGAGGAGTAGCCATGTCACGAGGATTACGCAACAACAACCCCGGAAATATCCGACTGGACGGGGTGCACTGGAAGGGCGAGAAGGAGCCCTCCACGGACAAGGAGTTCAAGCAGTTCAAGACGATGGCGTGGGGATACCGGGCCATGTTCCAGTGCCTGAACACCTACTACACCAAGTACGGCCTCGACACGATTCGAAAGATGATCTCCCGCTGGGCGCCGCCAACCGAGAACCACACGGACAACTACGTGAAGGCCGTATCGGATCGCTCCGGCACGCCTCCGGACAGCCGCATCACAGCCACTAACCGCGATGTGATGGTGCCGATCGTAGCGGCGATGTCCTGTGTCGAGAACGGCGTAGACGCCCGGATGGCCGATGTGGAGGCCGGATGGGAGCTGTTTCTGCAAAACCGATAGCCATGAGACGCATTTTATACAACAGTTGGCTGGCCAAGTGCCTGCTTTGGCCGGGATATTCCACGGCCATGATCTTCGGCTATATCTGCACGAAGCGTAAGTCGAGCACCCCGCTATCGTATGAGACGAAGCAGCATGAGAGCATCCACGCCGAGCAGTACAACGAGGTCACGATGCTCGCATTCCTGGTTGCCCTGATCCTGCAGATTATCTTCGGCGGCGGCTGGTGGTTCGTGCCGGTTCCGGTCGTGTATTACGTGCTGTACTTCCTCGAAGCGGCGATCACGTGGACCATTCGGTTGTGCACGAGCGGCTGGACCGCGGCGGCAGAGATGGCTTATGACAACTCGATGTTCGAGCAGGAGGCCCGGGCCGGAGAGGATGTATCCGGGTATATCGAAACGCGGAAATTCCTCGCTTTCCTACGCTTTTTCGGTAAGATATGAAAACGTGGTTATGGGCAGTTATCGCGCTGGCAGCCGTCTTCTTCGGAGGATGGCTGCTGGGTCGGTATTGCTCCCAACCGGAGATTGTCGAGACGACGCGCATCGACACGGTGTTCTACGAACGTCCAAAGCCATTTGCCGTGACAGATCGTACCGTAGCGGTCAATGTTCCGAAGTTGATATTCCCTCCGACTGACACGGTGGACCGGATGGTTGTTATCAGAGATAGTGTCACGATAGAAGTTATGGAGAGAACATTGGAGTACCGGGATTCAACATACTACGCCCGTGTAGTAGGCCCGGCGATAGGCGACATGTCTCCCCGTCTTGACTTCATCGAGACATATAACACGACGAAGACGACTACGCAGATCATAAAGCAACCTCGCAAGTTTTTGTCGCTCGCCGCTATTGTGGGCATGGACTATGCGAAGGCCGGGTGGTTTCCCTATGTCGAGGTGGGATTATCTGCCGATCTGCGATTCGCTACTCTGACGGCCACGGCAGGCGTGGATAATGCCTTCAAAACTCCGGAGCCGAGGATAGGAATAGAAATGGGAATACCATTGTGGAGTTTATGAAATATATGGCAGGGAAGAAATAACCCCTGCCTTCATTTGCGTCTCTCTTACCTTCCGCAAATGACAAAGGTGCCAACACACCAAGGCAGGGGCTTATTCCTTGCGGCGTGTTGGCGCCATTTTTATATGGTAAGAGAGTTCACAAAAATAATCATTTTAACAATACCAACCTATGTGTCGAACAAAAATTTTTATCGATACGCTTCGAATAGTATCTGAACACACCGAAATACCATCTGACGATATTTTGGGTAAAAGCCGAAGAGCCGAGGTAGTAGATGCACGGTGTATATTAGTGCATTTCCTGATGAACGAGGGCCTTAATGCGTCGGAAATATCTTCTCTTATTCATATTTCAGACCACAGCGTTCGGCGCCTAAACAGAATATATGAATGGCGGAAATTACAAAGAGGGAATCTGATTGCCCGAAACTCGGATGCAATCCGGACGCAACTCGGACAAGAACAATGATTTTCAAAAATGCCCGACGACACCTTTGTGATGCAGTCTCATAGACTGCCTCAATCGCCAAAGAGGTAAGAGGCGGACAAATATACAAAACAATGGCTTACACCGAAAACAACGAATCGGGCCACTCGATGTCCGGAGGCGGACAGAACATTTGGGGTTGGATGGGAACCCTTCTCGGCGCTGCAGGTACTGCAACCGGTATCACGGCACTTGCCACCAAAGTTCCCAAGTGCGGCGGCTGCAATGGCGGATGGCGATACGGGAATGAGGGTTTTGCCCTCGGGGTCGCTACTCCTACGGCTTACCAGGTTGAGCGCAAGGAGTGCGAGGATGCTATCGCTCTCACCCGCGCCATCTATGACGCCCGCATCACGGAGCTGAACGAGGCACGCGACGCCCGCAACCTCGACGTGAACGAGAAGTTCCAGCTCTACAAGTCGCAGATCGACGCCGACTTCCTGCTCTACAAGGGCCAGCGCGACAACTTCGACGCGCTGAAGGCACAGATCGACGAGCTGAAGACGCAGGTGGCCATCAATTCGGCAATTCGTCCGTATCAGGACGCCTTGATCCAGTGCGACATCAACAACGCACGCAAGGACGCCGAATTCGACCTGTATCGCCGCACGTGCCGCATGATCCAGGGCGAGCTGGTGCTCCCGAACACCCCGACGGTTACGGGATATCCCAGCTATACCCCGTGCCAGTGCCCGGCATCTTCGGCTTCGACGGCTACGATGTCGAAGTAAGTCGATAGGCCTCGAAAGGAGATGGGAGAATATTTCTCCCATTCTCCTATTTTATTGAAAAATCTATTATCTGCATCATGAACGATCCATTATTACACAGAAACGAGACTATCCAGCAGCTCGAAAAACAACTTGAGGAGCTAAAGAGAAGCCAGCAGTTGCGCGTCCAGGTAGACGTGCCATACCCTACCGGACAAAGCCAAAGAACCGTTTGGGATGATATATCCGACGAGCTGAATGGCATGACTGAATCGCAAAAGGGAATCTTGTTCTCGGATCCTGAATATCAGCAGGCAGATCAGATGGTAGCGGCTATTGCGGCAAAATACCAAATGTCGCTTCTTATGCCATACGTCGCAGGTGACGAGGAAGGCAAAAAGGCCCTCGAACGGCAGCTTCTGGTCATCAAGACCAAGAAGGACGACATTGTGAAGCGAGAAAATGAGGAGTTGGAAGAGTTCAGGCGGTGGAAACAGCAGCAGGCACGACAGGCAACCAGTAAAAAATAACTATGGAACAGATACAGATTTTCAAGCAGCAGGCCGCAAGATGGCTCAATAACCAAGCAAATGACCTTCTCGGGAATTCAATGGCTGGGAAACTGCTCCGGCCTATTGTCTCCGAGATGATAGACAACTATTCCAAAAGCCCGATGGTTGATTCATTCCTTCGCGTATTTGTCGACGAAGAAGGGAGCTTCAACATCGAATCGCTTTTGGATAAATATATAGACCTGTTTACCAGCGAAGGAGGGATCAAGTTCCAATGGGGCGACATC